TGTGGTAGACTATCACAAAATGCTGAACAGTTGCTCCACCCACTGGTCGTTGAAGTATTAATAGATATTAAAAGATTAACACCACTTCCTGCGACTGTACTACCTGCACTAGCACTTTGCGTGGCTTGGCCTCCCATATAACCAGACAACTCAGCAACTATACCTCTAATATCTGTTGTATCTGTTAAAACGTCAGCTGTTCTACTTTCGGTTCCAAATGCAGCAGCTGATTCTCCGCTTTCAGCTACGTAATATGAACTTCCTTGATATTCACTAAATCCATATCGTGTAGAACTGTCGCTGGATTCTCCAGCTTCTATTCTAACAGTTTGTTTACTTGTACCGCGCATATCATCTACGCTAATGGTTCCAGAAACTGGTACATCATGATACGGGTCTGCATCATAATAGCCATTTATTCCGAACGGTGAAGAACCTTGATATACATCGTACTCAAGTTCTATTTCAGAAAATGCTAATGAACCATTTGTTGTTAGTGTACTCATTTAATCTCCTATAATTTACTATTATTTATAAGACTTTTACTGCTTATTCGAGTTACCAATGTTATATTTTGGACATAATTCCCAATGAGCTTTTTCTTTAAAAGGTATAACCTTAATTTGTCTCAATGGTGCAAGTTCTGTTACAGGGCCTTTTTTAATTATACTAATTAAACCCCAATCAGCCAATAAGGTGGCAATTGTGTTTCTTCTTTGTAAATCATTCTCGATTAAATTAGACGGCTTACCATCTAATAAGAATAATTCTTTAAAGTGTACTAAAAAGTACCTACCTTGCTTATGCAAAATATGACATGACTGAAAAAGTTTGTTATCTTTTCTTGACGCGACTCCAATACGAGTTAATGTTTCTCGTACTTTAAGAAAATCGTCCGGTTCGTTTAAAGATACTTCTAGCATATCAGCTGGTGACCAGTTTTTTATTTCAATATTTTCGTTTTCCACCTTTATAAATCCTTTGTTTCAATTCTTCTATTTTATCATCATTTAATAATTGTATAACAGATTTAGCCTTTTCGTCGCTATATCCATAATATTCTTTTATGACTTCGATATCGGTAACCTCTTGTGGCTTAACCCACTTTGAGAACCGTTTTTTCTTCTTAATTATATTTATAAGAAAATCATATTGAAGCCTATGGTCTAGGTGGTGTTTTAGATTCATTTCGTTAGCATATAAAATCGTATCTGGAAAGAATGACAATCCACGATTAATAATAAATGGACTGTATTCTTTTTCAGTTACATCATCGACCATAATGTTTTTCTTGGTCGAATTAATAGATTTTAAATAGTCAAACGGATTCATTCTGTTCCTGTTTTTGTTCGTATGCGATATAAACCTCTGCTTCGATTTTGTTTTCAAAGGTTTGTTCTTTGGTTATTACATTATCTTCATTAAATCGGCATGCCCTATATTTTTCAGCACCGTCATAACTAACTACAATAATATCCCATCTCATTTGAATTGTACTCCTGCCATTATTTCTGTACAACAAGCAACCATATTGAGTTCATGGTCAGCAACAAAACTATTCTTATATTGATAATCGGCGAGAATAAGAACCAACTGTGGAATACTCTGTGGATTTACATAATCGTTCATATTATCATATATTTTTCTGAATAGCTGAGCTGGGTCTGAGTCAATATTATTAGACACCCATTGTCTCATCTTTTTAAAGTCTTTAAGTTTAAGAGCGTTCATTAGCTCATTGATTGATACATCAGATAGTGAAACAAGAATACCTGAATCAATATTACCCGATGTTCCGTATCGCTGTAATTCATTTAGAACTCTTCGCCAATCTGGCATATATTTCATAATGAGTTCTGCTAAAATCTTTTCGTCATATGCAACACCTTCTTCAGCAAGAATGTTTTTGCTTCTTTGTAGAAAAGAACCACATAATTTTACCGACTCTTTTTTAGAGATATTAAATTCAATCACACTACAGCGAGAATGCAATGGGTCAATAATTCGGTTCTTAAAATTACATGTAAGTATAAATCTACAATTAGCTGAGAACTCTTCGATAAATCCTCTTAGTGCTGGTTGTGTAGATTGTGGATTAAGGTAATCCGCTTCATCGAGGATAACTACTTTGTAGCCACCTTGGAGTGAGACCGATGAAGCGAATTGTTTAATTTTGTTTCTTAGTGTATCAATACCTGATTCTTCTGAACCATTAATTAATAAATAATCTAAATCGAGTTCGTTACATAACGCTTTGGCGACTGTAGTTTTACCAAGACCAGCTGTGCCAGTCAATAGCATGTTGTGCAATTCACCTCCGTTAACAACCGCTTTAAAAGTTTGCTTAATGTTGTCTGGTAATATACAGTCGTCAATGGTTTTAGGACGATACTTTTCTACCCATAAAAATTCATTCATCCTACAAATTTCCCCGTTGCTAAATCGACTCCAGCGTCATCTACAACTCTGGTTGGCCAGTTGACATCCCACTGCTTAACAGTATCCAGTCTGAAGCTTCTCCATGCTCTTTTGTCTAATGACCAAACGGCATATGCTTCAGAATCGGCCGACATGCTGACAGTGATATCAACACCTTGTTCTTTTAGTAGTTCGGGGTTAAGAGTACATGGCATAATTCTAATTTCGCCAGTACCTATCTTTTTGAATGTGACTGTTACGTTTCCAGTCTTTAGTGCTTCGAGTAGCTTTGTTTTTTCAGTTCGTTCCATAATATAATCCTTAATAAAAAATGTGGGGAATGTCTTCCCCTCAGGTTAAGCGTCTGAATCTTCTTCAGATGGTTGCTCATCAGCAACTGGTACTTCACCTTCAGGAACTTCGTCCTTAGGTGCAGCAGCTTGTAGGAATGAAAGAATTCTATTTCTTACACCGCCTACTACTTCTAGCTCTCCGCCTTCAAATGCTCCACGCTTTGAACAGATATCAATTACCTGAACTGCGGTTGCAATATCTTGAAGACTGAGCTGAGGGGCTTGTTGCTCCTCTTGTACACCTTCAGGTGCGTTTACTTCTTCAGTCATTTGTTTCTCCTTTGCAAAGTTTATAGACTAAGATAGGAAACCCGTGTTCGGCATTTCCTACATTATCCTCATAATTAGTATGAGAATTCGGTTGTATAATATATTTATACATTGTATGTTGATGATTTCTCTAAAGCGATAAAATATTCTACTGGATAATCGTTGTTTGTCCAATTAGAAATTAGCTTAGATGAAATACTTACAAAATAATCACCAGGTAATAACTTGAGATTTGGCATATTTACAACGAAATTAAAATCGTTTTTACATGCATTATCTCTATCTAGTGTTAGTTCGAATGTATTAGATGTTGCATCTTTTTCATCAAATACTTTAGCAGTGATAACTCCGTTTTCACCGACTAGAGCTAAGTCAGTATGACCTAGAACTGAGCTGGCTTGCTTGAGAGCTTTAAGGTTATCATCTGTAAGATTGATTCCAACTTCAGCATCAGGCATTGTAATATCCTTGGATGGTTGAGTTAGAATATCAATTTCAGAGAAGTAATATTGAATCCTTTTACTTTCATCGTTCTTAATGGTAACAGATTTATCACCAAATTCTAATTGGGCATCGTCAATAAGACCATACACTGATAAGAATTCGTTTAAATCATAGATTCCAAACTCTTGTGCAAAATCTTCAACAATATCAGATGAAGCCAAAATAGTTTTAGCCTCAGAAATTGTTTTCAGTTTTTGACCAGGTTTAATTACCAAATTAGGATTAATGGTCGCAAAGTTTTTCAATACGTTAATTGTATCATTACTTAAATTCATAATATTTCCTTTTTATATTTCTGTACTATTATACCATAAAAGCGAATCATTGTACAGGTTTATTTTCGCTATCATGTATTGAAAGTGCAATAATGGAATAGTGTAAAACTTTCATTAGGTCTTTTCTATGGTCCTGACTACTTCCTTTACGTCCATACCTTTGTGCGTATTTCAATACATTTCCTATTGTGAAGCCCATACCATGGCCACAATCTAAAATAAATTCTGTTGATTGAAATTTATTTTTAGAGTAGTGACTATTGTAAGTACTATCAATATAATTTTGGAGCTCATCGATTAGAGCTCCTTCATTAAACTTATAATCTATCTTCGTCTGTTTCTTCGACATTTTGTTCCTCATTAAAATCGACTCCTGCATCTACTTTTGAGTAGAGGTCAAGGAATGCTTCTTTAGTATCATCATCAAACCTTGCAATACATAGGTCGATTGCTTTCATTCTATCGTTAAAGATTGAATTGGTTTGAACAATATGGCAGAGCCTTCTTGTTGAAATGACCTCATCGACACCATCATCATAAAAAGTTTTTCTTATGATATCTGCCCATGCGACTAGGTTTTCTGCGAAGTCTCCATCTATTGCATCAAATTTTGCCATGTGCTTCATAACAATTTTCTGTTCAACTCTTGGTGAAGGAAATTGTTGGTCGATAGAAATAGTAAATCTTTCTAGGAATGCTTCATCGATTATAGATGCTGCTGTAAACCTACCGTCATCTGAACCTTTACCTTTTGTATTCGCAGTAGCGATTACATTAAATCCAGGTTGCGGAGTAATTGTTTCACCCGTCTTTTTAACAACAACTGGTTTACCTTCAAGTATACCTTGAAGACACATAATTTTATTTGTAGCTCTGTCGATTTCATCGAGTAATAGCACTGCACCGTTTTCCATTGCTTTAAGAACTGGGCCTTTAGCAAAAACAGTTTCTCCATTGATAAGTCTGAAACCTCCAATAAGGTCGTCTTCATCTGTCTCAGGATTGATTTGTACACGTATAAACTCCCTATTAAGTTTTGCACATGATTGTTCTACCATAAATGTTTTACCATTCCCTGATAATCCAGAGATATAAGTTGGATAGAACATTTCTGATTTTAGGATTTGTGTTATGTCTTTAAAAGGACCCCAAGGTACGAACGTTGGGTCGGCTTTAGCATAACTTTTTTCTTGATTAACAATTGATTGCATTTGCAAGGTTGAACTATTAGTTTCTTCTTTTTGTCTCAAAGGAACGATAACTGAGGATAAATCATATTGACCTCTGACATCGCTTTTCACTTCGAGTAGTGGAGACCAATCAGCTTTAGAAAATCCTAAAGATTTTGCAGTATCGACGATAACTGCTTTCCTAAAAATGGTTTGGTCGGGATAACTTGCTTGTAGTTTCTCAACTATTGTATTTGTATTCACTTTCATCATAATATAAATTTCACTCCTTTAATTTAATTTATAATAGTATTGTACCAGGTTTGAGCCAATTTGTACAGTGTTTTGTTGCAGAAACATGCATGTTTTTATGCCACTGCCTGACCAAATTTGCTCATTAGGTTCTTATTATTCTTCTTGTTATTTGAGAACTTCTTGAATGCTCTTAAAACTTGACCTTTAGTCATATCTGAATCAGCTTCAATTTCGTTATCTTCGTCAGCTTTAAAGGTATCATTTTTAACGACATACCAATTATTGTATCCCATTGAATCTTTAAAGTGTACACATTTTTGTTTTTTGTGCTCTGCAAAATATTTCTTTTTAGCTTGAGTAAATTCGTTTGACCACCACATATCGTCATTGCCGTCAAAATGTGCTTTTGATATTGCATGGTTGAAATCGTTTCTATGGTCAGCAATAAAGAATCCCATAGTTTGAACACCGTATCTTTTCTTTAGATTATCTAGTAAATCTTTAGTTCCGCCAGTTCTAGCGTCTTTAAGAATTACACTCCTACCATCAATTTCTACTTTGTGTTTTGGATTATAATTTCTCTCTTGTGGTATTCTATCGATTTTATGGCTTTGCATAACTGATAGCCTATTAGTATCGCCATCAGTGATTGTAAGGAATGTTACCTTTTCAATACCAAACTTCTTTTTAAATTCTCTAACTAATTTGTGAGATACAATAAGTGCTTGGTTTAAAGGTGTTGAACCAAAGTCTTCACATTCGGCTCTTGACCATCTGTCATAAGGACCATTACATTGTGCCATTCTTGAGAATATATGCTTTAAAGCTTCTTCAAATTTTGATTTGGTTAAACCACTGTGAATTAGCTGAGGCATTGATAAGCTATCCATGTAAAGGTCGCCATCTCTATATAGCTCATTTACATTATTACCAGAAGTAAATGCATATACATCAAATGGAATATTAACTGCTTTACAAAACATTACGCTGTGTATTAGTTGGTCTAAAACATTGTTCAGTGAATCAAACATTGACCCAGAGTAATCGATAATCATAAACATTCCATGATTTTTACTGTTGGCCATTTTAGTAGTTTTTGCAAAGATATCTTCTGAAACTCTATAGCTGTGCAATTTGTTAACATCAATTCTACCAGTTTTTGCAGTAGTTGCATGCATCCATTGATGTGCAGCTTTTTTCTGCTCAAATTCTTTTACTGCTGGAACTATAGCTTTTTTAACTCTTTTCATATAAGCTTTAAATTTTTCTTCTGAATCTGCTTTATAAAAAGGTCCAATACTATTGTTATAGCAACCGTATTGGTTTTCTAGGATTTTTTGATTTATTCTTAGTTTAGCCAATTCGTCATATTTGAAAACTACCTTTTTGAAAACTTCTTTAGAAATTTCATTGGCATAAACAAATTCAGTAGACTCTGGAAGTAATGTTTTTTCCATAGCTCTAAAAATAGAATCAGTAACTGAAATATCTTCGTCAGTATGCTCAGGTAGTGCAGTTTTTAGAGAACCTTCATCAGTTTCTTCATCATCTAATTCTTCGTCTCCAGGGTTTGAATTGCCTTGAGTGTTTTCTTCTTTTTTGTTTTCTTCTTCATCTTCGTAGTCATCGTGACCCATGTTTTGTGTTGGGTCTTCGTTTTCGGATTCTTCTTCGTCAAAATCATCTTCAGCTGTTTCTGGTTTTTGAATTAATTCCTCTTGGTTTTCTTGAGTCCAAGCTAGGATTTCTCTAACAACATCGAGTACTTCTGAAAACTCTTCTGTCTGCATAGATTTATTATAAAACGATAATTCTACATCTGACATTGGTACATCAAGAAGATTACCAATTTTAGCTTTTAGATTAATTTTATCAATGAGTTTTACTTTGTCCCAATCGATAGAATCGACATCGCCAAAAAATTCGTCAGCTACTAGTTTTTTATAGCCTCTTGACATTGGTCCGATAAGACCAGGATAATCTCTTTTGATTTTCTTTTCAATTCTGCAATCTTCAACTACATTAATATATGACCTAGGGCATCCTTCCAATTTCTCTGGACTATCGTGCCATCCCTCAAAAGGAGTATATAGTGCATGGCCAACTTCGTGACCAATAAGAAGGTCTTTGACATCTTTACCCATATCTTTCCAATCTGGAAGACCTAGAGTTCTGTTTTTGATGTCAAACCAAGCAGTAGAATATGCACCGGTTTGAACGATAACGTCTTCTTTTGCTAGTAGTTTTGCGATTGTGGTATTCATATAATCACTCCTTTATTTGAATATATGTATATTGTACCATAGCTTGAGCCATTTGTACAGTGTTTTCTGCAAATAATTGCATGTTTTTTTAGCCTGGTGCCCACACCCGGACTCGAACCGGGACGCCATAAGCGAGGGATTTTAAGTCCCTTGTGTCTACCAATTCCACCATGTGGGCCTATCAGGCTAAATATTGGCCTGCCCTGGAGGATTCGAACCTCCGACCTACGGTTTAGAAGACCGTTGCTCTATCCAGCTGAGCTAAGGGCAGATAATTAATTCTGTACCATTATACCATAGTAAAGTATGTTTGTACAGAAAAAAATGCGTTTATATTATAAAGGTATTACATTTATATGTACATAAAAGTGCAACTTTTGTACACTTATATCTACATAAAAGTGCGATTACCTTATTTTAGAGAAATTTCTATCTTTAAAGAATTCAATCTTAGACCTAAATTTATTCTCTAAGACATCTCCTTTATGAGAGATGATGAATACATTAGAACCATCTTCTAGCGTATCCAGGATTTTGGTTAGGTTATCGATTCCATCCATATCTAAACTTGAGTCAAATGTTTCGTCCAATACTAATAGATTAGTCGATGCACTATTTTTCATTTTAGCTATTTGTCTCCAAGTAAAGAGTAATGCCAAATCAATTCTTTGTTTCTCTCCTTCAGAAAATGATGCATAATTAAATGTATCTCTATGACGCGACCTAATAGTTTCGTCAAAATTTTCATCGAGATGGAATGCAACAAAGAAATCTAATACTTGTAAATATTGATTGATTAACCTATTCATGACTGGCAGATATTGTTTGATAACTTTGGTTTTAATACCTGTATCTTTTAACATCTCACCAATAGCTTCGTTATAAGTTCTTTCCTCAACGTACTCTAGTTTCTTTTCGGTAGTAGATTCTTTACTCTTTCTAAGAGTCGATAAATCCTTCTTTGCCGTCTTGCTGTCTCCTGACGTTTTAAGGAGCGTATCGATTTCCTTTTGGGTTTTGCCAATTTCCTTTTGTAAGAGTGCAACCTTGTCATTATTTGAATTTATCCTTGATTGTTTTTGCCTTAATTGATTAAGGTTGTTCATAATTTCTTGACCTTCTTTTTCTAAAGTATTTACTTCTTTTTCTAAAGAGTTTTTATGTTCTTGAACATCCTTTGCCTTTTCCTTAAGTACATCTAATTTTTTTACTTTAATAGTTGCGTCTATATCCTGCTCACATGTAGGACAAATATCGTTATCCTCAAAGAATCTGGCTTCTTCAACTAGATTTTTAATTTTATTATTAAAGTCTTTATTATAAGCTTTCATGTCTGACATTTTATCGCCAAAATACTTATAGTTCTTTTCTTCACCCTGAATCATTGTCTGTAGGTTTTTACCTAGATTTTTAGATTCTTCAAAAACTTCTGCTATTTCTTCTTTATAAACATTAATTGCATCACGCTTTATATCAACTTGTTCTTCGTTTAGACTTTCTAAATCTTTAATATATTTTGATTGTGCTTCAATTTTTGTTTTATATAAATCAATGTTATGATTAATGTCGACCAATTCTTCACGAATCTTTGAGTTTCTCTCTTTTAACAACTGATTCATTTTAGAAAAAATACCGATATCTAATAAATCTTCAATTACAGCTCTTCTTGACCAAGCAGGTAATTGCATAAATGGAATGAATGAACTACTTCCTAGTACAACTACTTGATGAAATGATTTATGGTTGAGTTTTAAAATATTTGTTTCTAAAAACTTCTGATAATCTCTAACATTAGATGCTTGATTAATCATATTACTATTTTGCCAAATCTCAAATTTAGTTGGTTTGATTCCTCTTACGATTTTAAAATCAGAATCGCCAATAGTAAATTCGACTTCGACAACAGTACCTTTACGATTAATTGAATTCATCAATTGTTTCTTATTGATATCTCTGTGTGGTTTACCAAATAATCCAAATGATAATGCATCTAGTAATGTTGATTTACCTGCACCATTTTGACCTACAATAAGTGTAGTCGGTGATTTGTTTAATGATATAGTAATAGGGTCGTTTCCTGTTGAAAGAAAATTCTTCCAGGAAACAGATTTAAAATGTATCATACTACTTCCAAGTTTTGAGCTTCAGTATAAAGCTTTCTCAATTCGACTTTTAAATGGTCTTTATCTAAATCTGTATCTACAGCATCGACATAAGAATCAAGCAGTTCGGTAGTATCTTCTAGTGAAACTTTGTCGTCTTCCACGCTATCACCTAGATACTCTTCAAATGATTCTGCAATCTTTAATTCATATGTTTCAATACTTTGTAATTTGTCGACAAATTTATCGAACATATACAAGTCGTTTTTATTAATAACAATCAGCTTAATAAATTTCCTTTCAAACTGACTCATGTCGATATCATCATAATTTACTTTTGTATCATCATAAATTACTTTTTTGAACATCGTAATTGGATTTCTTACTGGTGTAATTTCTCTTGTTTCTGTATCTAATACATGGAAATATTTTGGGTCATCTACATCAGCCCAAGTAAATTCCATTTGAGAACCAAGATATGTGACATTATCTCTGGACGATTTGGTATGAAAATGTCCGGATAGAACCATTTCAAATCTTTCAAATACATCAGCACTCATTCCGTGTGGGTTTGGTACTCCAGGTAATAAATCAAATCCTTTTAACTCTAAATGTGCACCAAGAATAGATGCTTTACAATTCATAGCCCATTTAGTGTATTCTTGGTAATTACTATTATTAATCCATGGAATTACAGCAACTTTACATCCTGCATAATCCAGGACTTTTGGTTTCATAATAATGTTGACATTTGAAGTAAAATATCCGAGCAACTCTTTGAGTGAGCACAACTCGTTAGTATTTTTAAAATAAACATCGTGATTACCAGGAATGATATCCATAGTAATACCAGCATCCCGCATAGGCTCAAGAAAATGTTTGCGATTTTGATTAAGAGCTTTAAAATTGACGAATTTTCTGTGTTCATAATAATCTCCTAAATGCAAAATATTCTTAATGTTATGCTCTTTTAGATAAGGGAAAAAGACTTCTTCATAGAATCGTTCTTGATATCTTAGAAAAATGTCACTTGAATTTCTTACACCACAATGGGTGTCGTTTAATATAGCTACTTTCATTATTTCATGAATAGCTCAAGCTTTTGCTGAGCCTTTTCTTTTTTAGCAAATTTCTTAACTTTGTCATCGTTTGTTCTAACTCTTGCAATTCTAGATTTTAGAGTATCGACATACGCCATAGTTTCGGCTGCCATTTCGTTATCCATACCAGCAGTTACAAATTCTTCAATTCCCATTCTTTCAATAAATCTAAATTTAATATCTTGTTGCTTCTTCTCTTTAGTGATTCTTCTGATAAAAGCAAAATAGCAAATTTGAGTAAAGTATGAGAATGCGTTTGGTTTACCAGTTCTCGTAGCTGTTTCAAGGTTATAGTTTCCGATTGCTCTTAGGCAATTTTCTACTGCATCCATAACCATTTCTTCACGATAAGTATACCTCACGAAGTTCGGTCTATGGGATAATCCTTCTGCAATTTTAATAAAACATTTAGCAATATAATCAGTAACTTTAGGAATATCTTTTCCTTTACTTTCTGCTAAATTCTTTTCAGTAACATAATCCATTACTGCTTGAGAGAACTCTCTGTTATTTACATAGTGTGGTTTTTCTTTTGGTTTTAAAGCCATAGTTGGGTTTCCTCCATAATGTGTATATTATACCATAAGATGAGCTGTTTGTACAGGCATTTTTATTGCATTTATTTGCAGAAAACACTGTACAAAACGTTGTTTATAGTATATAATAGTATTGTATACTGGGGCGGGGTAGATATAGCAATAGTCAATGAAGTATCTTTTTAGCCGGTGTAACGGGTTCATCTTCTTCATAATAATAGTCCTCATCTTCAGCCACCTGAGTAGCATATTCTTTCAATACGTCTTGATACTGTTGTAGCATTTCACTCTCACCAGCCAACAGTTCACCGGTGGGAGCTCTCATCTGAAGCACATAACCCAAATACTTTTGCTTTAAAGAATCATCGACCTTAACGCTACATAAGACTCTATTCTTTAAAAATTTAAATAATGTACTTGATGAAAATGGAAAGTATGGACTTAGATTATAGGTACCAATCATATTTGCCTTAACAGCACATGGTCTCTCTACTAACATATTGTCATCATTATTTCGACTAACAAGTGCGATAATTTCATCTCCGTTAATGAACTTAATGTGTCTGATATCCATTTTATCTTCCATATATCTATTTATATCTTTACTTCGTGTATCTCGTAATTAAATTTTTCTTTACTGTATATCTTAATTCTTTCGGCTGCATGGTTTAATGTATAATTCTTCTTTGATTTCCAATGCATATCATCAGCCAAATCATAAACTACAGTATTTCTTCCATCATTACTTTTTCTCAATCCTCGTCCTATCGATTGTAGGACTCTAATTTGGCTTTTAGTAGGGCTGGCAAAGATAATATTATGAAGATTACGAATATTAATACCAGTAGAAAAGGTACCCATGGAAGCAACAATAATGGCATTGGTCTGCGTCTCGGTAATCTCACGGATTGATTCTCTGGTATCGACATCTGTTTCTCCTGATACATAAAAAAGTTTCCTATCTTTATTTATCTTTTCTGATAGCATATCATGCAATGGCTTACCATGTTTATCTACAAACTGAAATAATATTAGTGTATTACCATTTTGGTCTAATGCTAGGTTAGAAATAAATTTATTCCTAGGTATGTATTTGACAATATAATCTACTTCTTCTTGGTATTTTCTTTTAGCCATTTCTTTACATATAGCATCTTCGTATTTCATTAATAATATTTTAATATCTAATTTGGCTAAATCTTTATTGTCCATTAATTTTTTCGTCGTCGTGACTTGATGAACTGGTCCAAATAATCCTTCTAATACTAACTGATGAGTTTGTGTTCCATCGAGTGTACCAGTAGTTCCAATCCTATATTTTGCTTCAGTACATTTTTCTAATATTGCCGTAAGTGATTTAGCTTTAAAATTATGTGCTTCATCGCCTATAACCATACCAAATTTTTGGAACCATTGAGGCCCTAATTTATAGATTGATTGCCATGTGGTAATAGTAACTCTATTTTTATAGTTATATTTGTCTCTACCTGCATATATTCTATGACAATTTTTATCACAATCCCAAGTGTCCTTACTTGAGTAGTCAGCAAAATCAGAATACATCTGTTCTACCAATGATGTAGTAGGGACAATTATTAACACATTATCCTCGTACATTTCAAGGTAATATCTCAATGCCATATAAATGATTAATGACTTCCCAGAAGCAGTTGGTGATAGTAAAAGGCTTTTAGTTTCTTTTAACAAGAGCGAGAAGGCATCTACTTGGTAATCCCTAGGGGTTATATCCTCTCCGTTCACGCTAGCCGTCAAATGGGCCAAAAAGGTGTCTATGTCGTGGTTTAGTACCTCGTCAGGAGTGCCATAGAAGGCATCTTCTTTACAGACAATATCGTATTGCCTTTCATTTGCGAATTGTGTAAGATACTTATATAGTCCAGTATATAAAGTTTTCTTTCTCATGTCATATAATCGTATTTTTCCATCCCACATACGATTTTTATATGCTGGCATAAACTTATAACCAGGTACATAGAAACAAAAGTGTTCTGATAACTCTTGTTCTACGCTTGGTTCTGTTTTAATTTCTAAAAAAGCTTCGTTTCGCTTTTTAACTTCAATTATGTCCATTACAATTCAAAATCTCTTAATCGGTTCCTAGTTGTATTTATATCTCTACAAAGATAATGGTTTATATACCAACACACGAAGTTAATTGCATAACCAGAATCATACCAATGAGTATCTTTTACTAAATATGGTAATTGTGTTAGTGATTGTAATTTTTTGGTAACCCAATGATACTCTGGATAACCGTAACTAATAATAGGAACATCATGCATCATACACTCAATTCCTGCTGTGCTATTCTCAATAATAGCTACTTTAGTGTGAGGTAATATATCATGAATGCTAATGAATCCATCTATAATTTCTACATTATAGCTTTTTATTCTTTTTATAAATTCTTTTGTTGGTTTATATCTAGGATGTAATTTTAAAACTACATTTCTTTCATCTTTTAAAGTTCGACATATAGATTCTAACTTTTTAGTATGGTCGCCAAAACTAAAATTGGTTACTGTTTCGTCATCTGGCATTTGACCGATTACTAATATATGGTCGCTTTTAGTTCTTTTACCTTTTCTCCATTTTAGTAATATAGAATCATCCCATTTATTAGCTTTATCTTTTTTTAACTTATCTACTATAGACCAAGCATCAGTAAAATCAACTGCTCCAACTTCAACAGGTTCTTCAAAGGCAAGTTCTGAAGCACCAGCATATCCTATAGTATCTAGTGCAAAATAATCTGCAGATGGTGCAGTAGGTTTAAAAATAATATTAATTTTATCTTGAGTAGATATTTCGTTTAAAAGGCAATGGTTATAGATATGAACATCAGCAGATAAATCAGAAGTTTCGGTATGACCTAATTCTTCCATAGCACTTCTTATAATTGCTTCGAATTTTGAAAAATTATCGTACCGATATTGGTGTATCTTATATTCCACTAGTAAACTTATTCCATTCTATAATGTTTTTAATATTCTGATGTCGCCATTTAATGTTTTCTAGGATTTCTTTTAGTGTATCAACTATTTCTTGAGCGTATTGTATTTTGGCCTGATGGTCTTGTATCATAGGGTCAGAGTCGTAAAACTTATCCATATCACCTTTAAGAACTGTGAGTCCATTCATAGGGTCATATGTCCATCCTAAGTCATCAATTTCTTCTTTACTCAATTTGCCGTTATAATGTAACCATTTGTTCTTAAGTAGTACCTTAAAGTCATTATCTAGTTTTCTAACTTTAAGCTTATTAACTGAATAAATTTCTAGGTATTTAGAATGGAGTTTGGCTGAGTCTCTGGCAGATTTGTCCAGGTCGATTTTGTCAATAAGACAATCTTTTTTCCACATTTCATGTATTTGTTCTAATGTATTCATAATTTCCTCATAATCATATCATATAATATTATTATACCATTAAAAATGATATATGTACAGTGTTTATTTAAATTCGTATGTGGTATATTGAAATGATACCGTAGCCTTTAAATATTCAACTTCACCTGCTGTATCAAAGGATAATTCACTAATACTTATTGGAAATACTGAATTGAATTTTACTTCCTTTGCTACGTTATTATGAGAATTCATAATTAGTAGTGTTGCATCAGATTTAAAATCACCTTTTTGGTTCACTATACGATGCATCCAATTAGTGATTTCTAAATAATTATCCATGTCTTCAGTGACATTAAATGTAATCGATAATTCAGAAAATTCTAGCCTATCGCCTGTTTCGGTAAATGTTCCGCCACGATATCCTAAATCTACGTTTCCTAAATTGATTCCTGGTAAATTTACAGCTGTGCAAAAATATTCTACATTAGCAAATTGTTCTCTATCAATAGAAAACTGAAATCCGACTGGTGATAAAAAGTTTTTGTTTGTAGTTAATGTACTCATATATCTATTTATAAGCAAAAAAGAGGGGATTTAAAATCCCCTCTAAAATGAATCTGATTAATTAATCAGGTTTACACCATGATGTCATCAATTCTGAAGATTCTGAAGTATGGGTTAGCTCTATCTGTACCAGCGCCTGATGCGTTGCCTACAAATGGATTTTGTTGCATTCCATATCTTGTTTTGAATCCGATTCTTGGTTGGAAATCACTCTCCCCAACAGCTTTAACCATGGTTAAAGGTACGTATGGGCAGTAGAAAAGACCAGCGTCATAAGGATTTGAACCTCTGTAACCTACACAAGCGAAGTCAACAGTTGCATAAGGGTCGATATAGACCTTTAATTTACCGTTAAGAACACCAGCGAATGTGTTACCAGTATCATCAACATTTAAGTCTGTTGATAATGCAGGAGTGTAATCCATTTGACCAGCAGCTGCTAAAGCTGAAGCTACGTCTGAAGAAACGATTACAAAGTTACCTTTGCCTCTTCTTGTTTCTTTAGCAATTACGTTAGCTTCTCTTTCGAGTTGCATGATTAGACCTTTAAATTTCTCAACCATCCATCTGCCGTCTGAGTCTGTAGCGACATCAAAGATACCAGATACTGCTGTTGAACTTTGTGTAGCACCGATTTTAGCTTTTGTTAGAATAGTTCTAACTACTTCTCTGTTGATTTCAGCTAAGATTTCAGCAGATAAGATATTCGCTAATTCGCCTTCAGCATCCAGGCCGTGGCTTGCTTTAAGGTCTTGTGCTAATTCCATTGTGTACTCAGCTTTTAAAGCTCTTGACTTAGCTTCAACTGTAGCTTTTTCGATTGAGAAAGCCATCTCGCCAAATGCGCCACCAGTATTACCTAGTGCTTCAGAAGCAGCTGTAGTCATACCAGCACCGAATGTAGAAACTGTATCACTTTCGTCAGCGATTGTTCCATCGGTATCAGCATCAGTTACTCCACCTAAACCTGTTGGTTCAGCTTGATGAGTACCAGCTCCTGAGAAGTCGGTATCAGCTTCATTAAATAAAGCCTCTGTTCCGCCTTGAGTTGAGTATTTTGATTTCATCGCGAAGATTAATCCAGTAGGTCCAGTCATTGGCTGAACACCACAGATATCATAAGCGATTAAGTTAGGCATTGCTCTTCTAACAAGAGAGATAAGCACAGGGTCAAAGTTTGATACGTTTGAACCAGTAGCGTTAGCTGCTGTTTCAGAAATCATATTACCTTGCATTTGTGCTGCTTCTTGTCTTAGGGCAACTTCCTGGTTTTCTAATAAGCGAGCTGTTACTGCTCTCTTATATCTGTCCTTAATTTCAGGTGCACTTTCGTGCTCTAAAACGGGACCCCATTTTTCTATTAATTGTGAATCTGCATTAAACATTTTCGTTTTTCCCTATAGTTATTTATTAAATTTAGTTATAGCTTGTGTGTATCTAGCCATTGGGTCTGATAAATCGATATCGATTGAATCTTCTCCAATAACACTAGCTACTTCATCAGCCGCTTCGTTAGAATCTTTAGTAAAGTATGATTCTTTAACAGTTTTAACTTTCATTTCGAAAGATTCTCTGCTATCAAATTCGATATCTTCAACTAATGATGCTAATTTCTCAGCTTCAGTTTCAGCAAGCCCTGATGATTGTTCTCTTACTACTTCGTTCTTTTCAAAATCTTGAACTGATTGATGTAGTTTGATATTATCATCTGTGGATTTATTGAGCTGCTCCTCTAGCTCATTGACTTGTGCTGATAAATCATCAACAAGGTCAACTTTACCTTCTGGAACTTCAATATAATGTTCTTTGAACACTGTTTGTAAAGAAGACATGAACTCTTCAGCAATTTCGGTTCTTAAACCATTAGTTACTGAAACTTCATTTTCCTTCATCCAATTTTCAACTACATAGTTAAGATATGAATCTACCTTCTCTACTAAGTTTGATTGAATTTCAGATACCTCTTCTTCTAGGTTTTGTGCATACTCTGCATCAAGATTTTCGATGTGTTGTGAAAGCTTAGATGTTAACACAGCTTCAAAAATAGCTCCTGCTTTTCCTTTGAATTCATCGGAAAGAGTTGCTTCTTCTGAGATTAGTGCATCTAAATCTTCGTCAAAGTCAGTTGATTCTACCTTCGCTTTAACACTTGGTGCTGCTGCTTTAGGAGCTGCATTAACAGCCTTTTTAACTGAACCGTCATCTTCTGACTCATCCATTTTCGTCATCTTTGCAAAGAGTTTTTGCGCATCTTCTTTTCTAGCTTGTTTTAGGATTTCGACTGCTGCTTGGATAACACCGGCTTTAGTTTTAGGTACGGAAACGGCTTCGGCTTTAGATTCTTTTTCTTCTTCCTCTTCTTCCTCTTCGTGTCCGCCTTCTTCTACTTCTTCCTTTTTCTTATCCTCTTCTAGAGATTCCTCGTCTAAATTCTCATCTTGAACGAGCTCTTCCTCTTGAAGCTCTTCAGCCACATCCTCTTCGACTAGATTTTCGTTTTTTACATCTTCGAGTGACATAACGTTCTCCTATATTTTAGAGTTTAGTTTAGAGAGGAAACTTTTGAATGCTTTGATTTCAACGTTTGAATCGCCTACTTTCCTAGCCCTCGTTATTTCAGTCTCAATTTCTTCAATTTCTTGTGGAACCAGCACACCATTTTCCCATATCCAATCTACGCCTTCCATTATACCATTAACAAATGCTTCAGGAGCACTAGGGTCCTGAACAATATCAACGGTTGCTAATAGAAAGTCGTTATTTACATAGGTTGTACCTTTCTTATTCACAAGACTACCCATACCACGACTTGATACCCCAAGCTTAACTCCACCCTCTAATAAACCTTTTACGATTTGTCCCATAGGGGTGTCTAAGATTGAAGCCTTTCCAACAACATTACTTCCTTCCCATTTGAGGTCTGTAATTTTGTGTGAAACTTTATCAAGATTGATAGTCGGTCCATCTGGGTGATTTAATTCACCGACCGCTCTACCAGTCTTTACTTGTTCTGTTACATATTTGTTTACCGCCGCTTCGAGAATACCTTTCTCGTATATACGGCCATTACGGTTCTTTTGGTCCGCTTGCATGAATACGCCTTCGATTGCAAGTGACTTTTTACCGTTTACTTTTTCTTCGATAACCTCTAAATCGCTATCGATGTATTCTGCTATTAATTTCATTATTCGTTATCTGCGGTTTGTGTAATAACCTCGTCTCTATTTACCATTCCTGATGCAATATCAATCTTTTTGGCGTCTAGAGCGTCGGATATCTTTTGGCCCATAGCAGTTTCAAACTCCTTTTGTGCCGTTACATTATCACCATCATTTAAAGCTTTAATTAAATTTTCAACATTCATAATTTTTTCCTTCTGTATATATTTATAAGATTACTATGCCCAACGTGGGTCATCTGGGTCAGGAGCCATATCGTCTCCAGCTTTTTTCTCTTTATCAATTTGTTTCTGGATATCTTTAATATCTTCATCGTCAAATTGTAATACATTTTTTCTAACCCATTCATTAGAAATAAATGTTCCCACATATTCGTCAAGAGCACCTAACATATCGAATCTTTCTCTCCAGATTTCTGCTTGTTTTAGCTCTGCGAAATAATTGTCTTCGATAAAGTTATAGCTAATTTGATTCTTCCAATTATTCCAATCATCTTTAGTTATAATCCCTTTTAATAATAATTGGGTTTTTAATAACTGCATGAATATATCGGAGAATCTTTTTCTACATCTATCGATGAATTTTTTAAACTTAACTTCGTCCCTGGTTATTTCTGAAGCTCTACCTAAACTAAACTGAGCTTCTTGTTCTAACCTATTCATTGGAACATTAAGTGATTTATATAGTTTCTTTTGGAAGTATATAATATCATCAATCTGTCCTAGGTTTTCGCCACCAGGTAATGTTGAGATCTCTGTTCCTCTTCCACCTTCTCTACGAGGTAAGAAAAAGTCCTCTAACATTGACATATGTTTCTTATCGTCTTTAATATCTCCTGTTTTAGCATCATAAATCAGTTTGTTTCTATACTGACCCATAATGTTTTTCAAATATTCTTCTGCTTTACCTTTTGGTAAGTTACCAACATCGATATAGAATATTCTTCTTTCAGGAGCTCTTGAAATTCTGTAGATAACCAATGAATCTTCCATCATTCTTAATTGGTTAACTGGTTTAATTGCCTTTTGCAAATATGATAAAATTCTTTTTCTGCTTGTATCTAATACACCAGATGTACAATATGCAATTGCATCAGGGTGAATTTTTAATCCCTGATTATGATTACCCATTTTATTGTCCTGGAATAAGAAGTATTCTTTTTGCTTCTTAATTAATTTTGCACCAGTCTTTGGGTCTTCTTCCTCTTCTATTTCTTTGACCTTTCTTAATTTAGTAGGGTCAATATATCTTAATTCTTTAATACCACTTTTCGCGTTTTCAGAATCAATAATAATATGATATGGTAATCTACCATCAACATACCATCTTCTAAAAATATCGTGCGCGTATTGGTTAAAGTTTAATAAGCCTAATATGTGTTGAAATTCTTCTTGTAATGTCTTTTTAATTTTATCCGAAGCTTCCACTTGGTCTAAAACTAATCTAACGGGAACTTCTACATTATCGCCAATAATGGCTTCATTCACTATATCTTCAATAGCGGCATCGCACTCGGGCTGTGACGCTATGTCTCTGTATTTGTAAATAAGTTCAATTTCATTTTTAGCCTTGTCACCATCTAAATCTAGGTAAGCACCAAAATGACCACCTGCTTGAATTACACCAGCACCATCTTCATCTGTATTAGGTACAAATGATGGTCTGACTGTATCTACGCCTGTGTTTGAACCTTTACGTTTTATTTCAAAACCAAAAAATTCTGCCATGTTTATCCTCAAATATTATCGGAGGGAAATTAATCCCTCCTCAAATATTATTTATAACCTTACGAAGTCGTATTAGATTCCCAGTATTGAATGTTTAATTCTACTGTGAATTCTTCAATCGCTGAAGCTTCATCGTAACTTAATTCGATAGCTCCAATGTTTGTTGGATACGCTCCTCTAAAGTCGTATTTTTTAACTGGATTACCGCTGTTATCTAATTGTTCTACAATCATATCAGCCATATAATCCGTTGGGTTTGCAAGCCCTGTATTTGCACTATGTGCATTAATACCATTGCTCCATCTTTCAAATGCGTCTCTAACACCAAAATCGATATCGTTATAAACAGTAATTGTCCAAGGTTCAAAAGACCTATCGCCAGCCATGTTTAGTTTTCTTCCTCTAAAAGGAACTTCGATATTGGTAAGAACGGATGCAGGTAATTGAGCAGCCTTACACATAAATGATGTTAATTCTACATCACCCTGTGCATAGCCTGGAAAATTACATGTTACTTTGAAAAGGTTGGGTCTTGCACCGCCCCCTACTAGCTTCGATTTAAAATCGTCTATGCCTAAAATTGCCATGTTATTCTCCTATTATCCGCCAGCGACTTCAGTAAAGTCGACTCCGGTTCTTGTTGCAATAAAATTAAGAGTAATAAAGTTAATAGACCTTGCAGGCTTAACAAAAATGTCAGCTACAAATCTATTTGTATCTATTACTTGTCCGGTATTGTTTGACTCATCGCAAACCACTAAGAAATCTGTAATTCCTCTTCTGCCTTTCACATCTCTCAAGAATGGCTCTAGTAAATTTCTAAACTGAGCTCTTGTGAATTCGTCATTGAATTCAAATAGTTGTGATTTAGCAGCTGTTGAAATCGCTTTCTCTATAACAATGAATAATCTTCTTACATTAATTCTATCAAAGGCTGATGCTCTACTTAATAGTGTTTTATCACCAAAAAGCATTGTACCTTGACCTGGGAAAGAAACTAATGGATTAATCCTTGCCTTATAAAGTGTGTCTCTTTGAGCTTTAGTTGGGTTGTAAGCTAATTTTGCTACACCTAGTAATTGACCTCTATTCACACCTGCTGGTGAGAACCATGCGTCAGCTACTGAATCGGTGTTAGCACAAAGACCTGCACACAGGCCGTTACTTCCAATCCATCTATATACATCGTTGTATTTGTCATACAAATATACAGCACCACTATCTAATGATGCGTAAGATGTTGACGGTAATAAATTTGCATACGCTACAACGTCAGTAACTGGGTCTGTTCCAGTTGAATCGTCTATAGGAGGTGAAATGAATGCTATACAATCTTTTCTTGCCTCGGCTATAGAAATCAGTTTTTCTCCGATAGTATCTACACCATCAGCATCAGGTGCTGCAAACAATAAATTTACATCTACTGTTTCACCATCGGCTAAATAATCTAATGCAGTCGATACTTCGCCTGCAGTTAGGGCGTTATCAGATACTCCTAAACCTAGGTCTTCAACCAATACGGTATCAGATGTAACATAAGCGGAACCACTTGCTGCCTTCAATTCTGCAACTGTGTCTCCTGCTTTTGTTAATCCTGTATCGTGGGTTGCCCACCAGATATATTCTGATTTGTTATTAATGACGTCTTTGTAAAATAATGAAGAACCTGAACTATCCTTAGCGTCAGAAGCCTGTGATAGGAAACTAAAAGTTTCTAATACAGTTCCTCTTGTGCCAGTAAATAGGCCTTCTTCATCAATTACTGCTATATGCATTTCGTCCGCGCCTGCTGCTAATCCTTTTCCTTTTACGTAATCGGATGTACTAGGTGCTGCTTCGAATTGGCCTTTATGGGCCCATGTTCCGAATCCAGCTGCGTTAGTACAAACTTCTACTTGAAGGGAATTACCAATAGCGCCAGGGTATTTAGCAATCCATTGACCGTCTGTGCCGGTCGCTAGTGTTGCTTGGTCATACTCTGTTTCGTTAGATACGAGTCTTCCAGCCGTCCCGCCTGTAGCGTTTAGTGCTGCTCCAACTCCTCTAACCACTTTTAATGCGTTACCATACTTTAAAAAAGATGCCGCATTCAAAAAGTGTTTCGCTGTGTCTGCATCAATGGGTGCACCGAACTTTTCAGCTAGTTCGTTTTCAGAACCTACGGTTACAACCTCATGTGCTGGACCCCAGACGAATGCTCCTGCGAATCCACCAATGCTGGTTGATACGGCTGGAACTACGTTCGTTGCGTCAATTTCCTTGACTTGAACGCCTGGTGATACTTGAAATGCCATCGCTTTATCCTCTCTTTGAGTTAGTTAATAAGTTTCATAATACGTATATTCACTAGTATTATTTATAAGTTATACTATTTTATAAGCCTTAATGGTCTGTTGAATCGTTTGCTTCTACCACATCGCTTAGTATAAAGCGTTTATTTGGGTTAATTGCAACCTTAAATTTGGTCATTAATTTACGATTAACTAACATTTCGGACGCCGTGTCCTTGGTAGATAATCCTAATTCTGCATTATAACGTTTATTATTGAATATAATTGTGTGTTCTATTACTGGTCTTCTATCAAATGGTTTTAAACCTCTTTGTGGTTCAGATACATATAATACCTCGCTTTTGAAAGATGAACCATTTTTTGTCCATTTTACAAAATCTCCATCAGCTTCCATAGTGTCGACATGTAGCATAGTAGCAGTAGCACTATTACCAGTATCAAGCTTTGCTCTAATAGGGTCATGTTCCATACCTTCTAATTGTATACTTTCAATATACCCTGCTTCTTGTCTCATTAAAGCTCTTCTGGTTCTCTCATCTGAATATATGTTTAATATATGTTCTATTGTTTCTTCATCAGAAATCTTTTTAGTGGATTTTTGAGTTTTATAATCGTAACCCATAAAGTGAGAACGAATACCAGGACTGCCGTTTACTTCTAATATATATGATGTGCCTTTATATACACAATGGTCAACACCACAATACGAGGCTCCACTGCTTCTAGCCGCATTTATAACTAATTCTTTTTCTTCGTCTGATAGTTTATACGGTCTTGTATCTGCACCTAAGTGAACATTGTTTCTAAAATCTTTTTCTTCTTTTTGTCTAACCCTTTCAGCAGCACCAATAATTTTACCATTTACTAATAAAGTTCTAACATCTGAACTTACATCTAAAAATTCTTGTAATAAAATAGATGCATCGTATTTCCATAGAGATTGACATACAGAAACTAATGAACTCATATCGTTTACTTTAGCTACGCCAACTCCTTGAGTACCAGTCAGTGTTTTAATAATTACTGGAAATTTACCACCAATTCTTCTATGAGCATCTTCTATTGATTTAACATTATTTACAATAGATGTTTTAGGTATGGTTATATTATTTCTTTCTAGTGCAATAGCGTTTGACATTTTATTACTACATAACATCATAGATTCTAAATCATTTACCAAGAAAAATCCAATAGTTTGTAAAGATGATACTAATGATTGTGAAGTTAAACTTTCAACAGCTCCACCTCTTACAAAAATAAGTGTATTACGTGTTTCTATATCTAATGAATTGTCTTCACCATCATAATTTTGAATAGTTACTTTACCAATTTCAACGTCTGACGCCGAAATGAAAGCCTCATTAACATCAATAAGTTCACATGAAATTTTCTTTTTCTTTGCAACCTTTTTAAGTAAATTAGCAAACGTGCCATCAGCATCACCATAACCTAATATGACAATTTGCATATCCTCAATAGGAATATCCTCTGTTTGCTCTGTTACTGTAAAATAATCGTTAAACTTTTCCATTAGAAGCTCTGTTTCCACTCTTGCTCGAACCAGATGTTTCCATCATCGTCCTTTATACCTTTATTTATACCTACTGGATTACCATCATCTATATAACCAAACGGTAGCATATCATCTTGTATTGCTGCTAACTTTTCTCTAAATAATAAATCTTTCATATCGATATTAGATAAATTTTCAAATATATCAGTTGATGTAAACCATGCAAATAAAACTAAATTCATCATAAGGTCATCATGGTTTGGCGGTGATGCTTGATAAGAATTACCTTTCATCACAAAGGTACTTAATTCTACAATTGTATTAGAATCGTGTATATCTATTCGTTTTGTTTCTATTAAATCTTTTATATTTGAGCATCCAATTCTTTTTACCCTTTTAGTCATTGTACAACCTAAAGCATTTGCCTTAATACTAGATTCTACAAACATATTTTCATATTCTAAATCGTAATATAATCCATTACATACAACTGAACCAGCATCGTTACTTTCAATTACTACATAAGCA